TAGAGAAGCTGGAGCATACTCTTACTTAAAGTCAAAAAAGAGAATAGCTGCAACAACAGACTCTACCAAGAAATACACTCAGAAGAGTTTAGAGAACATCAAAAATCTAAACAGAAAGAAGTAAAACAAAATATTAAACTAAAAAGGAGCCTCGCAAGAGGCTTTTTTTATGCCCTCTCATTTTTTACCGCCAAAAATTTTTTTTTACCCTGGTCCCCAAAACAGGATCAGAAACAAAACGAAAAGCCTTTTTCCGAAACCACCCCTACCCCAAGTCTCCCTCACTAATGTTAACTCTTCCTAAGATATGCTTGAAGATAGTCTTGTTAGACAAACCAACAATGTTCTCTTTAGGTTGGAAAGTATTTATGTACAGTAACTCCATAACATCCAATTGACCACTCACAGTAGGTAAGACATAAGTCCTATTGAAGACACGCCCATTCTCAATGTGAGTACCTATCCTCGTTACGGCATTAATACTTTGTCCAATATAAATTACAACATTGTCCAAAAGTAGAAAATAGATATTAGGACCAGGAGGTACAATAGGTATATAACCACAAGCCTCGGATATGACATAAGCCTCCTCAAGCAAGTTCTTATTAAACTTGTTATACATCCGCATAATCTTGTCGTGAAGAACAATAGGTATAAAAGCATCGAGTATGGCAGGCTCAACCAAACGTAAACCATTATCCCTCTCAAACATCTGGAGGTAATTAACACACTCACGAGCGTCAATATCAAAAAACAAAGCTAAATCCTTCACAGAAATCTTGTCCATAAACATACTATTTTAGGCAAATATACATCAATTTTTACTCTGAGTAAACAAAATGCGAGTATATTTGTACTCAAAGGAAATATTATGCTCAAAAAGATTAGAAAAGAAAAGAAGATGTCACTCGAAGCAGCAGCTGGATTTATAAATAAATCAGCGTCTTGGCTATACAAAGTGGAAAACAATACAATCGACATCTCATTTAGCGATATGGAAAGGCTTATGAAGGTATACGGAAAGACTATTATCATAGCTGAAGTATAATCTTTACAACATATTTCGTATCTTTACATAACCACAAAAAGGGGATCAGGGGATAACCAGATTCAAAAGGGGGGATACGCAAGCTGTTTAAGGAAGGAGGTTTCCCCCACGCTAGGCCACCCCCTCCCCGCTCAGGAATCCGCTCGTTGCGAACCCACCCCGGCCTAGTGGAAAGCAACCCCGAAATAAAGGCCTTCATCGCTCTGAACACCGCGTCAACACTAGTAAAACGCTATGGTCAAGCCACATTCTCTCGGCACAACGAATCGCTACACACCGCGTCAATAGTGGGATCCCGAAGCTCTCACCTCGGCAAAGCATGACCGCGATACAAGCCCGTAAATGTAATGTATTCACCCCTTCCATAGTCACATATAACCCCATGCATGAACCTCTCTTTATAACCCCTAAATGAAAGCCATAACATAACGTCTCACTCATGCCGATATATAACATTCAACCTCGGCATAAAATAAACCCCAAAATACCACCTGAAACATTGCCCGAAATAAACCCCAAATTCAACCCCAAAAGTTACCGCAACATGCACGCGAAACATCATAATCAGGCACGCCTACTCACAGTGAGCAGCCTTTTCGGTGACCTTCTGAACCATGCGCCAATCCTCATTTTTTTTCTCTTAACCATCTTCAAACCCTTATCATTGCTACGTTTCTATTTTTATGCGTATTTTTTGCCTTTTTATATGTTTATCTATTGCTTCTGTATGCCTTGTATTCATTGGTTTTCTTGAAATGAGGTATTGAATCTATTGGGCTGTAGAGCTAAAATGAAAAAAGTGGGTGCATAAAATGCGGCTTTCAGAACATATTTTGAAAATAGTTGTAAAATTATTTGGAATGACGTTTACAATGGTTGTAGGTTTGCTCCATCATTCAACGGAATTGATACTGACAAATTGAAATAACATTTAGGAGTCACACACCCGAAGTATTCCTCACATGTACTGATGCGATATCAGAACTAAGTGCAGAGAGAAAAGCTAGTAAGTAATACGGCAAGTGTGCCTAATGTCACGGGGAAAAGACGCATCCGAGAAAACACGTCAAGATAGAGTTTGCACTCACCTATACTACAGCCGTTAAAGGTAACTAACTGAGCAAGGGACGTTACACGGAGAGAGTGCTAGTCATACACGGAGAAGACTATAAAGACCGCAGTTCTTTGAAATATCGGAAATAATCTGAAACGCTAGGAGAGGTATCTCGTGAGAGGTATCTAGGGGTTCGAGTCCCCACGTTTCGCTAACCATTTAAATAACAAACAACATGAACACTTACACAGACTTAAACACAAATGAAATTGCAGTATTGAAAGCAGTTAGTATTTCATCACAACCTCAGGGAGGAGATTTTACTGACTTCAACGATGTTATGAAGCAAATCGATTCACTTACCACACAGCAAGTGAAGGGTTACATTTCACAGCTATCTCAAAAGGGGTATGTATCAGTAGAGGAGGGAGCGAGAAACCCTCAAATCTTCTCAGGTAAATATGTAGACTTCCTGACTCACTACGAATTTTAATCAAACGAGGTTTACTGAAGAGAGTTCAATACTCGAAACGGGGTTCGCCCCGTATAAACCAATTAATATTTAATGTTATGAAAAAGAGAGAACTAATGGACGAGATTATGAATTTCATCGAGTATGCTTACTCAGATGACGTGGAGAGACAACGGATGCTTGATGTTGCACGGGATTATATGCTAGAGGTATACGAAGCTCCTGCGAAGAACGCTCGTTTTGCCCGAAATCCCCTATCAGTTTTAGTTCGTGTTGACAACATGCCTGAGTTTTGGATTCTACCTAGTGAATCAGAGAGTTATCAAAGACAATTCCTAGACCTTGGCTACACTATCTACGTAAGTTAACTGATGAGTCTTAATGAGACGAAACACGGGTTCGCCCGTGTCTTAACTAATAAATATTTTAATCTTATGAAAACAGCTTTAAACCTCAGCCTGATAGGTATTGCCTTATCGCTTTACCTTACTACCTCACCTCTTGCAATGTTTGGATACATTCTAGGGAGCCTCTTTATCTTAACTGCTCTAGTGAGTGGAAGAGAGTTAACCAAATCATCAAAAACAATTTAAACTTTTAAACACATGGAAAACATGAACGTATTTCAATTGAACATTGGGTTAAACAATAACCCTTACACCTTCGACAAGATTACTGAAGCCTTGGTAGCTACCTTCGAGGGAGAAATAGTAGCAACCCGTGAACATATGGGAGTGTATGAGGGGAGACCTGAACCAACCTTGGTAGCTAAGATTATCACCACCATGGACTCAGAGAGTCTTCGAGTACTTACCACCATGATGGCCATGAAATTCACTCAGGAGTGCATAGGGATGAAGGTTAACGAGGAGGGAACGCTAGTGTATAACCCCGAGTTCAAAGGGGAGCAATACACCTTTGACGCGGAGTACTTCATTGAGTTCGATAAGCCGACAAGGTTCAACTTGAAAAAAGGTTAACTGACGAGTCCTGAATGGACGAAAGGATTAAATGAACCTATTCAGCCCCAATTAAACAAAGGGTGGTGACGAAAGACCACACCACATAGGGGTTCCTCTTAACCAAATAAAATTTAATGCCATGGAAAATTTATTAGAACATTTAAGAGAGGAAGCAGAGGAAAACGAAGATACCTTCTTCACTGAATTTAAGCCTAATGTAGTGTGGGCTACAAGCGGTGACTCAAACGTCACATGGAGATTAGGTAATAGATGGAAAGAACATGGACGTGTAGAGTGGGAAGATGACCACGAGAACGAGTTCCATAGAGTGACTTTACACATAGGAGGTTAACTGACGAGGGTTCAATACCCGAAACGTGAGGCTTATGCCTCATGTCTTAACCAAATAATTAATAACACATGGAACGTATTACTAAAATTCAGAAGCAGATTGCCGATGCTCACATGAGAGCGAATCGAGAGGGTTCATTCAGCAACCCCGTGGTAAATTCAAAGGAGGAGTTATACATGGCTCTTCGTAATGGGGAGACATTCGAACATGTCTACAAGGAAATTGTCTACAGATACGCATCGATGACTAGCCTGATGATGGCGAGTGTTCTAGACCACGAGAGTAAGGCTTACACACAGGCTGTGTACAAGGGCTTCAAGAACGTACTTAATTCAATTAACATTAAATAACCAAGGCCATGAAACAGATGACAATTTCAAGAGTAAAGACGTGGGAAGACGAGTACCACATCGGATTCAACGAGTACACCTTTTGGGGGTTTATGGGACACAAGCAAGGATTCACTGACAAGTGGTTTCAATGCCTCATTCCTTTTTCAGATGGAAGACGGGCTTGGCATTTCTTGGGATTCCGATTCACTAAATCCCCTTCCTACGTTGATAAACGCTACCAACAAATAGGCGGTTGGTGGACAAGTGACAAAGCCTTAGTTGATAAATTAAGAAACCTATGAAACCGAGCTACCATAACATGAAACTGCCGATGTTAAAGGGAGAAATAACCTTTCCTTGCAAGGCTAAAGTAGAACTACGCATTCAGGTATACGGAAGAGTGGTAGTGAGTGAGGTGAACTTCAATGACGAGGTACACGTTATGAACTACACGAAGCTGATGTATCGAAAGATGATGGACGTACTGACAATTGAGAAACTTAATAACTAATAATAAATAAACACACATGAACATTAACACACTAATGGCCTACGAGTCAGGGGAACTGAACGAGGCTGAAACAATTAACTTCTTTGCCGACCTAGTAAAAACTAAAATGGCTTGGAGTCTTCAGGGACACTACGGACGAATGGCTTCGGCTATGATAGATGCAAGGTTTATCTCTCCTGAGGGAGAGGTGACCGAGTTAGCAGAAGAAACCTTTAATAACTAAAAAAATAATAAACACTATGGAAACTAAAAAATGGGCTAGAGTAGATTCAGCTACGGGCAAAGGAATGAACGTGGGGTTCTGCGTTAACGATGGAGACGCTTACTTCGTAGACAAAGCAGACCTAGTTAAGTATTTGAGAGAGGAAATGAACGTAGACGAGAACAACGAACTATCGGACGAGTTCATCTTAGAAGAAGCTTATCAGGAAGAGGAAGAGGGGTACTATTACTACACTGAGTGGGACGTGGAAGACGAGGAGTATTGGTACGAGGAACAAGCGGACGGAACACTAATTGAAATTAATAAATAACCTATAAAAAATAAACAACATGAACACACACGAAATTACAATCAATGCCGTTGAACTTGCTTCTGAACTTGCATCGGCACATCTTGAAAGAGTATGGACTGGCCGAATAGTAATTTGGGAAAAGGTCGATGGAGTACAAACGTACACCGAGGACGCTCAAGACTTGTTCAACGAATACTACGATGACTATTACACGCTAATCGAATCAACTAAAATTTAAAACCATGAACGTAATAACAATTAAGAAACGCCCGATGCAGGAACATATCGGGGGGAGTCAGGACATTATCTTTTACACACGGAACAAGGCTCTCTCTCGTTTCTTCGAGATAACGGATGACTTGGGCTACGAGGTGGACGTGACCTATCAAAACAACCTTGTAACATACGAGGCAGGTGGAATAGGTCATGACTATCGAGTGCAACTAGAACTAACAAACGTACTTGTATGAACGAGACAACATTCTTCTTCAATAAAACGGGTGAGACATACACGCTAGAGGTTCACCAAAATAGGAAGAGAGAGTACAAAAGAGCAAATCTTGTACTATCATCTTTCTCTCAGGCCATTGCTGAGTACGAACAATGGAAACAACAACAAGAACAATTTAAAAACACAATGCCATGATGAAAGCTAAAATTAACGGAGTAGTTCACGAGATTAAAGACTACTTGAGTCAGAACATAGGGACTCGTTCAAACCCTGAAATTTATTTGCACGAGGTAACAACTTTTGACGGGAAGAAATTCCTTGCAGAGAATAACAAGATTGAGTTCTTGACTGGAGGTGCAAATGAATAACGAGAGAGTGGCCTATGGAATTGCGGCTGTCCTGATCATCATCTTGTACACGGGTATCGCCTTGGAGTCAATGACTATAACATTAATCGGCATCGGGTTGCTATTGAGTATACCCCTTGCCTCAGCAGTAAAAAACTTATTAAACTAATACACAAATGAAAACACAAATTGAAAAGCTAATTAGCATTGCACGTAATGTTGCAGATATGCACGAGAATTATTCCATCATTGGAGAAATAGTGAGACACACCCCTAATGTTAGGATACACCAAATGAATGCCGATAAGGAGAAGGAGTTCACCTCGGTGTACTTCAATTCAGGAGAGGTTGAGTTCAAGGTTAACTTCTCAAGTTACCGAGGTGTTACACTGGAGTTCCACTACGCCACAAATATTGAAGAGGTTCTTAATTCTCTTACCTCTGCCGTATTGGAATCTTTGTCTGCATGGCACGAAACATATCAGGAAGACATGGCTCGAATCAAAGAGGAGGTTCTCGAAAAGAGAAAGCAGATGCTAATACAATTAACTAACGAAATAAACGAAATGGAGGGCAACAAATGAAATACTTTATAAAGGACATAGCAGACCAAGTACAACTAGACGTGTACCCGTCAGGAAGATTACTAGCCTTCGACTCAGTTCACGTTGTGGACTGCGGAAAGAAAGACATCAAGGTATACCTTCAGGGAGTAATTAACATGGATGAGGAGAACCTAGTAATTCACACCGCGTCTTACACGGATGACATGGAAGCAGACGATGATTCAGCAGAGGACTGGAACTTGTTTGACGATAGCGAGATTATCTTCCTAGAGAAACATTTACAATACAATTAGTTCATGGTGTTTATTGGTTAACGAAAGAGGGGGTAGGCTTAATTGCCTATTCCCTTTTTTTATTTTCACTATATTTGTAAAACAATACATTAAACACTATTTCACTAATTAAAATACACACGCACATGATTAAGCAAGAAACCAATAGGAATTTAGACCTGACGTACACACGAATCAGGTTGAGCATATTTCTGCACAACTTCAAGAAACGTCTGGCATTCAAACGCACAAACCGAAAAAAAACGGGCCGATGATGATAGTAAAAGAGAACAATGCTAAGGGGGGCGTGGAAGAAAATAAGATAGGGCAACAAGACGTAGCCAAGCACGTTTTAGACTACCTTATTTCATCGTGCAGGTCTCATGCAGACGTATTAAATATGCACTATATATGCAAGAAGAAAAACCTTCCAACACGATATATGAATGATCTTGTGGGACGGAAAAAGCCTCTAAAGAACAGGGAGAAGATCGACCTACTACTTGAGGGGCTAATCGAATACTGCGATGAGGTAGATGAATTACGCTCCAAAATACAAAGGGTAATAGATGAAATCAGTACACAAAAAAAGGGCTAATTGGTTCCTGTATTTTGCCGAGAGGAATATAAACCCTCGCAAGGCTCTCTTGGTATTCCGTCCAGATTATGACAAGAAGCATATAAGTAGGATGATGTCTCTCTTCTTTGGTACCCCTAAATTCAACGAGGATGATATAGAGGATTGGAGAGCAATTAAGAAATGTATAGAACGAACTGAAGATAGAAACAATGGCAAACTTTTCTCGTAGTAAGACATATAGAACCCGTGCCGAGAAGTATATGGAACTCGACAACCTGCACAAAAGGGTTGTTGCCATACTGAGTAAGACGGGGCTTAAAAATGATCCCAAGGCTTATCTGGCCTTTGACCTTGCTCTTTACCCTATGGATATAGATGAGAGGAGAAGGATTCTCAAACGAATCTTTAGTGTGGATGGGAGAGAGATTAAGGAGGAGCATAAAGAACACATAGAATTGTTAGAAACTTTTTTTGACAGGAATTGTAAAAGTTTATAATTCTTTTGTATATTTGTATAACCTAATAAAAAATAAACAACTATGAAATCAGATTTAACCTTTTGTCCTCATTGTGAAGAGGACGCAATCAAAGAACGTATCGCTGACCTACAAGTAGGACATGAATACGAAGAGGGGTACGATGAGGATTCAATCAAGCAGATGATGGAAGATGATGGAGAGATTGAACTTTGTTCGGACTGCTACTTCGAGGAACAGGCGGATATGGATAGAGACGAATATTAATTAGTAAATTACACACAAAATGTCAAACATAACAATTTCACCAAAGACGGTAATGCCGTTCATCGAACCTCGCAAAGAGGAAATGATTAAGCTAATGGGAGGAGAGGACGTTCTCATGAGAGAGATGTCCTTCGCCATCCAAGCTGCTAACAACAATGTAGTTCTGGCGAACTCAAACCCTCAATCAGTGGCCATGGCCGTGTTCAACTGTGCCTTGACTAAGCTTTCACTTAACCCTGTGATGAACCTAGCTTACCTAGTTCCTTTCAAGGGCAACGCGAAGCTAATGCCAGGATATCAGGGTATGATTAAGCTTATCTCTGACACGGGTATTATCAAGTCTGTATCTTCTGCCGTGGTTTACCGAGGTGATGAGTTCGACTTCGTTCAGGGAACTAACCCTGAGATTATCCACAAGCCTAAGGGGGAGACCTTTAAGGACAGCGATGTGATAGCTGTGTACGCGATCTTTGTACTACACAATGATGAGAAGCTATTCGAGATCATGTGGAAGCCTCAGATTGATGCCATTAAGAATCGTTCAGAGACTGGCCGTAAGGATGTTGGACCATGGTCTACTGACTATGCAGAGATGGCTCGTAAGACTGTTGTGAAGAGAGGTTGGAAGTCTATACCTAAATCATCTTTCGCTTTAGATAAGATTGAGAAGGTTAACACTGCTATCAGCATTGACAACGAGGAGTACAAGACTGTTGAGTACGTTAAGATGAGCGAGGAGCAAATCGAGAGACTGCTTGAGAAGACTACCAATGTAGTGGAACTTGAGGCTGCTCTATCTGACGAGTCAGTGATGATTGATCCAGAACAGAAGAAGGAGATTATTGAGAAGGCAAAGAAAAAGAACGGAGGTGACAATGAATAATCTATTGAACGAAATTTTAAAGGAACAAGCCATGGCTGCGGATCAGCGGTCACAGGCTTGGTTCAACGCTCGTGTAGGTAAGTTTACCTCATCAGAGATATACAAGCTTCTTACTAACCCTCAATCCAAGGAGGCCCGTGAGAAGGGAGAGATGTCTGAGACAGCTAAGTCTTACGTTATGTCTAAGGTTGCCGAGGAGATGGCAGGACTTGAGCAGACTACTAACTCTGCCGCTACAGACTGGGGCCTAGACCACGAGGCTGAGGCTTGTAACCTATACGCTGAACTCATGGAGTCTACAGTAGATTCTACGGGGTTCATTCCTTATGGAGACCATGCAGGTGGATCGCCTGATGGTATTTGCTCACGCTTCGGTGTGATCGAGATCAAGTGTCCTTACAACTTTGAGAACCACGTTCAGAATCTACTCATTAAAGACGAGGCTGAGTTACTCAAGGAGAGAAAGGCATATTGGTGGCAATTGCAAATGAACATGTTGGTAGCAGGTAAAGAGGAAGGAATGTTCATATCTTACGATCCTCGCATGGATGGTAAGAACAAGATGGCAATAATTCCCGTACATTTGCAGAGCAACACAAAGGAAGTTATTGATGCCGTTCTTGAGAAAGCAGTAGCTTATAAAAAACAACTAATAGAAATACTTACAAAGAGATGATTCTAGACGATCACAAGAAACATCAGATCATTGCATCTGTTATCCACGCTAACGCCTTTATTAATATCTCAGACCATATAGGCCCTCCCTTCTGGGAGAAGGAGGTTAAGATGAAGGGTAATCAATTTATCAAGGCCGCTGAACAGAAGTATAAAGTTTTAGCCACTGCTCTATTTGATATAGAGGGCGGAGGCTTTTACCTCAAAGCTTTAGAAGATGCTGAAGAATTGGTTCAGGAAATTTCAACTCTCCCATGGTTTTCGTATCACGATGTTGTGCAAATTATTAAAACATACAAACATGAACAAGCTCTTCAACAAGCTAATGCTATTAAAGAAGAACTGGACAATAAAGATAAGTAAGGATGAGTTGGCTATAATTATTGTAGCCTTCCTCATACTCTCTTTGTTTGCCTTCCTTCATCTACGTGGCATAAAAAAGAATCAGGACAACACTCGATATGAGAATTACCTTAAGAAAGATATACAGGACAAACAGGAGGAGATAGACAAACATAAACAGAACATTGTTGATCTCCAGAACAGAATGTCTACACTTAAAGGAGAGGTAGTTTTCATAGACAGTAAGGAACAAACCACTAAAAATAAATACAAAGATGAAAAAAAGTATATTGATCTTGCTACTCCTAGTCAGCAGTCAAGTCTTCTCTCAGCTAACCTCAACCAGCTCAAGGATCTTGATCGGGAAAGATACTTTGACCTGCCTTAAAACTGAGGAGGTTAAGCTAATCAATAAGGCACTTGCTTCTGAGAAGTTCTACCGATCCATGTACAAAACAAATACGGAGAGGATTGAAAATCTTACTGAGCAAATATCTTTAGCTGAGGATATTGCCACTCAGTACATGCTATCCCTTGAGTTGAAGGAGAAGCAGTATGAGAATCTCAATCTATTATACGACCAGAAGGTAAGCGATTACAACTCTTTAGAGGGCGATTACTGGAGGATGAATGGTAAGAGATGGGGATGGAAGACAGCTACGATCCTTGGCGTTCCTATTGCCTTTACAGGAGGCATTCTATTAACTGTTAAACTATTAAAATAAAACATATGCAACCATTATTTGATCGTGTGAAGTTTAAACTTATCACAAAGAAAAACATTGAATCCGATGTATTACACACTGACTTTGTATCTCGAAACGTGCCTGATGAGGGTATTGTTATCTCTACGGGAGAGGAAGTAACAGAAGTTAAGGTGAATGACCGTATTAAATTTGCTGATAAAAAGGTGACGTGGGTTACAGAGAATGATGTACGCTTTGGCTTAATTGCTCAGGGTGATATCCTCCTTAAGATTGAGAATGAAGACATACAGGAGGGTTAAGTATTGGACTGGTGTTGCTATTGAGAAGAACCTTTGTTTTAAGTGGGATGGAGATAGCAATGTAGTTCACTTTGATGGTGCCATGACAGGGTTCTTCCACTCATGGGGTTTCTCTAGTGGAGAATCTGTTGGCATTGTCGAATCTATGGATGGTGATCTTCACTTAGTTGATCCTTCCTTCATGAAATTTACTTACTCAGATAGTATGTCTGAATCCCTCAATGCGATGCTGCACTTTATAGACGATGAGGAGAATAGACAGAGAGTTATTGACATAATATTTAAGATGAAGGAATGAAGGTAAATGTAAAACCACTATCTATAAACGAGGCGTTTCAAGGTAGAAGATTTAAATCTATAAAGTATAAGACATACGAGAAAGAGTGTCTGCTTAAACTACGCCCGTTTAAATTTCCTCAGGGGCCTGTGTCAATTACCTTGATCGTTGGGTATTCGAACAAAGCAAATGATATTGATAATAGTATCAAGCCGATCCTCGATATACTACAGAAAAAATATATCTTCAACGACAAAGACGTGTATGAGTTACACGTATATAAAGTGATAGTAAAGAAGGGAGAGGAGTTCTGGCAATTTGATGCTAGACCAATATAATAAAAACAAATAAAACAATAATTATGGAAACTACTAACCTAATGAATTTAGATGCAGATCAATGCAAAATAATGATCGCCAAAAATAACAATGTTGTCGTAGATGTATGGGCTGAATGGTGCGGACCATGTAAGGCTTTATCTCCTACATTGGAAGAATTTGCTGTCAATAATCCTGATGTTACTGTAATCAAATTGAATGCTGATGACAACCCAGATTTTTGTGCCGATCATGGCGTAAGGGCATTACCGTCAATTTTATATTTTAAGGATGGTGAATACAAGGAACGTCTTGTTGGCAATAATTCATTAAACGCATTTCAAGATTTGAAAGATAAAACTTTCTAATAAAAATAAAAATGTTAGTTAACAAAAAAGGGCGGTTACTTCAAACGTGGAGTGCCGCCTTTTCCGTTCCTAGCGCGGTTCTTTGAAAACGCTTCTTTTACAAGCTTGCCGACTTTAGTGTGGCTCATATCTTTACCATCTTTATTACCTGCGGTACCAGCCTTTCTGTTAGCTTTATTCAGTTCTGAACGATACTTACGTCTCTCGGGAGTAGCGTGATATTCCTTGTTATAAGCGTCTTTTTTAGCCTTCGCCTTTGGATTGGACTGAAAGTATTTAGCACTCTCTGACTTACCTTTCTTAGTACCTGCTAATGAATTTTTCATGTAACAAATATAACACTAAATTTGTTACGATGAATATACATGAAATACAACAAGTGCTTTGGGTAGAGACAGAGTTAGGTGACGGAATTGCCTTATTCCTCATGGACTACGGAATGCAAAATAATACTGTGTGGGTGGTAGCCCTGCAAGAGACTGGAGAAATAAAACACTTCGACTCAAATCAGATTAGACTATGCAAGAACCACACTATAAACCTTCGCTGTAATACGCAATCTTGAGCATCTCGTACAGTTTAAAGACGTATTCCCACCTCTTGTCCTTCTGCAACAATTTTTCTCTGGACATGGTATGCCAATCTGTGTGATACTCGGCATTGACAAAGATAATATTGGTAGGATTGAGACGATAGGCAGGAAAGGCTCCCTTGCCTAGTATGTGAAAGCAGACTGATGGAGAGAACTCCAACTCCCTTCCTGTGATATAGCAACGATGTTTACGACTCTCCCATAGATGTTTAAAGAGATCCATCTCGCCAGTAGCCTTGTACTTCTTCTTCATTGGAGTGCGTTTCAAACCCTTAGACTTAGGCTTCGCGTCCTCTCTGTAGTTCTTACAGAATGTACGGTTAAAATCCGTACAAAAACACTCCTCGGCTTGACACTTCATTGGCGTTTTTCATTTTGTTAGAAACACATAAGGAGGATTTCTCCCCCTTATATGAACCTAAATCAATAATCAATAAATCTATGAGAAACAATTGAACATTGCAAATATACAAAATAATCTTTTGTAATTACAAATGTTAATAAATTTACTTCTCTTCGATCACCTCTGGGCTGTCAGGGTTTTGCTCCTGAGCAATCTTACTTAGGAAGTTCAGTAGCGGCAGTCCAAATTTGGTCGGCATCTCCTGGATAAAAGCTTCAAGCTCTTTTACTTGTGTTTCGTTAAGTGTAATCATAATATTTGTGTTTGTACAAATGTACGATTAAAAAGTTACGATTACAACACCGATAGCATTAGCTACGCAAGTTTCCACCCATGTGTTGTCTGTACCCCATTCAGCGAACTCCTCTTCGGTTAGCGTGTAGTTACCATTCGAAAGCACTGTGCCTTCGTCAGTCTTTAATTCGTAGTAAGTAGTGCAAGTTGTTGCAGATGTTTCAAAGTTGAGAATGAGAACGCTCATCTCTGTTGCTGTTCCTTGATTTAAAGGAAATGTGATTGGTTGAATTTTGGCCATTGTATTTTGTTTGTTATAATTTATAATGATGTTATTGTTTCCCACGATGCTGCTCCTCTTACGCAAAGTTTACCCAAAGTAGTGTCATACACTACCAAGCCTGCAGCAGGTGAAGCAATAGCGTTCTTTTGCGTTGTGGTCATTCGAGGAGGTAAGAAGCCTTGAGTTGTGCTATCTGCTTGAAGAATTGATGAACTTGCAATTGTAATTGAACTACCTACGCGAATAGCTGCAATACTACCTGTAACTTGAAAGGAATTTGAGTTGTTTGTAACAACACTCGAAAAGTTTGATGTAGTTGTTGCAAAACTACCTGCATCTGTTATAGTAAGTAAATTTGTACTTGCACTATTTTGAACGCTAAAAGTAATTGCAGTAGTTGTTCCTACTCCTTTAATTCGAGCCGTTCCATTGACATCAAGCTTGAACCCTGCGTCTGTTGTTGTGCCGATGAGGACGTTGCCGCCAAATTCATTTAATACTAATGGTCTTGCGGAAGATGCTGCATAGTCATATGCGTAAATGGAACAATTGCTTCCAGTATTACCCAAATAAATACCTCTTTTGTCTGTACCGTAAATTCCTAAGCGAACATTCGTGGTTGTGCCGACTAATCTAAAACCAATACCACTATCTGAAGTTGTTGTTCCACCAATAGATAAAAGCCCTGCATCTGTGTAATTTATAGCAACTGAATTAGTGCTATTTTCTACGCGAAAAGAAGTTGTTGAAGCCGTAGCACCTTCACCTTTTACAAACAATCTTGTTGTTGGCGAAGCCGTACCAACCCCCAACCTACTATTAGTATTGTCCCAAATAAAATTAGTTCCAAATCTAACACCTCCATTCACATCGAGCTTGTACCCTGCGTCTGTTGTTGTGTTGATTAACAAGTTACCATTAGTTGCAGAGAATCTTGCAACAGGAGTAGAGCCTTGATTCAATGAAAATATAAGAGGTGAAGTAGCAAGATATGTAGATACTTCTGTTGATCCTGTTAGCCCAAAGAAAATACCTCTTGTACCTACTAAAAAGTTAAGACCTGTGACACCTTGTATATTTGCACTTCCAGCTAAAGATAATTGGTAAGCAGGAGTAGCCGTTCCAATACCCAACCTACTATTAGTATTATCCCAAAAGAAGTTAGCTGATTGCTGCAACACATTTCCCGTTCCTTCGAACAACACACGCCCAACCGTTCCGCTTGTGATAGGTGTAGTGCCTACGGTTAAGCCTGTCGCAATCGTGAATGTTCTATCTGCTGAAAGGTCTTGCGTTGTGCCGTTGATTGTTAGGCTGCGCGTTGAAGGAACTTTTGAATTGAACGTCGTCCAATCAGTTGAACTCAAAGCACCTCTGTTTGTTGCTGAAGCAGTAGGAAGATTGAACGTGTGTGTGCTTGTTGCGGATGAAATACCGAAGTCTGTTCCTGTTGTCCCCGTTGCGAAGTTCTGCACCTGTGCCGTTAAGCCATTCAACGCTGTTAAGCCCGTTGAGAATGTCGTAATGACTTGACAAAGGTGACTGTTTTCGGTGTGAAGTTTAATTGTTCTACCCGAATTGTTAACGTAGATTCGAACCGCTAATCTGTCGGTTAATGCTAACGTCGTTTGTGGTACTGCTATCGCGCTAACATACAAGTGTGTTGCCGTTCCGTTCGTTATGCCTTCTGGATTAGCTGAACCTGACGCAATCAAAGATAAAGTCGTGCCGTCCCACTTGTATAATTCAATGTAATATGAAGGAGTACCGCCATTACTCGATGCGCTGAAATAAGTTTCGAAGTTCCAATTTCCTGCTGGTATTTCTAATTGGTTTGGAACGTTAGCGTCTGTGATAAAAGATTGAATGTAGCCATTCGTTGCAATCGTGAAATCTGTTCCTGCACCTATAATTGGTGTCCTGTCCATTTCTCTAAAAGCGACACCGCCAAATGTACCTTGCGACACTGAACCATTCAAATAGAATGACAATGAAGCACCACCGCCTGTTGAAGAAGGGAAGGTTGCAAGGCTTCCGTCACCTCTAATATATTCAGCAATTGTTCCTGCTCCTGTAACATCTAAAAGCCCCGAAGATGTGATTGGACTATTTGCTACATTAAATGCAGATGGCATTTTTAATCCAACACTTGTAACTGTTCCAACAGGTATTGCAGGAAAGGTAGCTAAAGAACCATCACCTCTAATATATTCAGATGTTGTTCCTGTTGGATCGTCAAACTTTGCGTCTAGGGCAGCTTGCAAATCTGTCTGTGCGGCAAGAGTTCCTGTAATAGAACCCCAAGCAACCGTTGCTGAGTCGGTAAGAGATTCATAAGTTGTTCCATTCCAAACATATGGCTCAGGGACACTCATGTCAATATAAATGACATTAGCCGTACCTGTTACTGGGAATAATGCAAAGCTTGCATATTGCTCTACATTTTTAGCTATCAAAAGTTGATAAGAACTTCCATCCCAATAGTACGCACTGTTATCAGCTTCATCGATATATATTACCGATTGAGTTCCTGTTACAGGGAAAGAGGCGAAATTGGGGTACGCTGCTACAACACCTCCGACAAATGTAGGTCCTGGAGAGAATCCTTGGAACACTTCTGAGGAGAGAAAATCAAATACTTCAAAGACTCTGCTATTATATTCAGGCCCCGTGCTTGTTGTGTCTATCGGATCGTATGTAACAGAAGTGGTACTTCCTATGATCTGTTGAAGATTAAATACTTGAAACGAAATAGTATTGCCGTTATCCGTAAACTGTATGGTCCTAGCGTTATTATTCTCATATCCTATAGATATTGAGTTCAATGCACTGAAAGCCCCAATAACATTGGAGCGATTATACAGTTTAACCATCCCTGAGGACAGCCTTTCAATCTTAGTTACGTTCTTATTTGACATTAACTTACAAGCATTAGTACTGACGCAATCTCATCTTCAGAGGCGTTAATACAAAAGTACTGAAAATTACCGTATTTGTCAGCCATTGCTTGACTTATTTTTTCAAATGTTGAGCTGTTTACTCCGTGGCTTATCATCTTGCCAATCACGTACTTAGCATCGGCATGAGATCGAGCTGTAGGTGGGGTTACAAACTCGATAGGTTGTATCTTTTCTACAGGTGCCTCTTGCTTACTATCATCCTCTTTCTGGGGGGAGGAGATGCGTTCCGCCTTTCTTTTTTTAAAACTCGACTTAACCTTATTGTAATTTGATTCTCCGTAGAGGAACTCAAAGAATTGTTTTGTTGTTACCCTTTCCGACTCAAACTTCTTCTGAACTTCTTCCAGAGCCTGGCCAATAGGGAAATTAAGGGACTTACTATACCTTCGAAGAGACTTAATAGTACTGCACTTAGCAACCATAATAGGATCCAAGGCATGATCTTCAGCCACCTCCTTCCACGATTTAACTTCATGATATTCTGTTGGTTTTTTATTTTTTTCGAATTGAAAGTCTACAGGTATTCCGAGTGCCGTACAGCACATTACAAGCAGCTTTATATTAGCAACGGCTGTTATCACTTCTTTAGGCCTAGCGTCCTCGCATATGGCTGTAAATGAGTCTGAGCGTCTCTCTAATCCGTTCTCTACAATAGAAATATACCCATTTACTCTTGCACTCTTTGGAGTAAGGACTTCTTCTTTTATTAATCTCCAAGACGAATCAGGACTATTTAATTGACCATTTAAGATCGTATATAGATCCATCAAGGCTTTCTCCTCCGAAGAGAGAGAGAATGGTATTTTAAAACTCATGTGTGTTTTATTTTTTTATTGTTCTTCGGATGGTGTGTCACCCTTCTTCTTATATCGTGTAAAGATACTCTCAATAACCGTAAGTCCCAAACCTCCCCCTGCAATAACTAAAAGGCCCTCGAACATATAGTCAGGGCATTTATACTCTGTAAATGTAGCAATATAGGCAAATGATATACAAACAAGAAGAGAGAGAATGGCACTGACTCTTTTAGAGCTGGCATCTCCCTCACTACTAAGCAATGACTTAAGCCATTTCCTCATATCATCTTCATGATCATTTCAACCAGGACACCTCCTATGATTCCCATGCCTGTAGCAATGCCTGCTATTCTAGCCTGACTGATCTTTTGTCTTTGTATGAAACGGTCATGTTGAGCCACCTTGTCCACAAGGCCCTCAATCTTCATTTGCTCGTCTCCGATCAACACGTTATAGATACGGTCAATCTTTTTATTCATATCTTGAAGCTCTTCGTGTATCAATGTAATTTCTTGTTCAAAGTTCATAATTAACCGTAAATTTCAGTGAATAGTTTGTCAGAATATGGCAAATACACAGTCTTCCCGTTCTTTTTCGTAGCTATTAAAACCTGCCCTCTATTGTGCAGTCTTGAGTATGAAACGTGGATCCACTCAGGGTTAGATCCATTTTTAAATTCAGCGATGATCTGATCGAATTTCAAATTATTTTTAATAAATAAAAAAAGCTCTTTATTATTGCCATTTTTAAATGCATCGCAATCAATATCAAGAGCCTCACCCTTCATGTGCTGTGATGTCTTAGATCCGCCAACAGCTTTGTTTAATTTTGGACTTCTGTAACCAGAGGCAATACCTAGAGGACCACCTACAAATTCACGACACGGATCAAATACTTTTGAGCAAACTTCTTTTAAGTTATCTCTAACCTCTACTGGAGGATTATTATCGATACCAAGACGAGAGGCGGTAACTGATTTACTGCACTCCTCTAAAGTTGCGTATTTGCTTAGTGCTGTCATTATCCAAATAGATTACTTTCTAACATTAACATTTCAAATTTACTTCCTAGGCTAACACCTTCTAATATATTGATCATATCACTGTACTCTGCAACTGCTTTTGTTTGCTTTGTTCTGTACGTTTGTAGGAAGTCAAATACACACAAGTCCTCTGTCTTAAAAATCTTTACGCTAGTCTCCTCGTAAGCTTCGTATAGAGCGTACTCCATCTCGTAAGACTGAGAAATTACATCCGATAAATTAGAG